CATCTAAAAAGAAAGCAAAAAAAGCATCGGCAGGTTTCTTTGCGTCTATGCAAAAGGGGATTGGTGTAGTTATGGCTGCGATCGCAGCTTTATCCGTTTTTATAGGTATAGCTAAAAATATTTTTAATTTAGCTATTAGTTTTGATTCATTAAAGTTAGCTTTAGAATTTACATCAAGGGCATCTTGGGAAGCGGGTAGGTCTATGCAGTTTTTATTAACATTAAATCAAAAATTTGGTGCGCAAATTAGTGTAACAGCAGAACGTTGGTTAAAGTTTAGAACCGCTGCAAGATTATCGGGACTTACAATGCTTGAAACAAAAGCTATATTTCAAAGTGTTACAAAAGCAAGTGCATTATTAGGATTAAAAACGGACGAACTAAAGGGTATTTATTTGGCATTAGAACAAATGTTAAACAAAGGAAAGGTTACTACGGAGGAATTAAGAAGGCAATTAGGTGAAAGATTGCCAGGTGCGGTAGGTATTATGGCAGCATCAATGGGTGTTGGTTTAGAGGAGTTAGATAAGATGATGAAAAAAGGAGAGGTTCTTTCGGCAGAAGTTTTACCTAATTTTGCAAAAGCATTAGAAGTTGCGTATGGTATTGACAAAAGAGAAAAAATAGAAAATCTGCAAACAGCCGTTAATAAATTAAAGGGTGCTTGGGATAGTTTAATACTTACTGTTGTAGAGGGTGATGGTGTGTTTTCAAAAACCGTTAAAGCAATTACAGATAATTTAACAACTTTGCTTAACAGACTTAATATGGCTTTTGGAGATGACGAACAAACCGTAAGAATGTTACAGGGTAGATTTAACAAAGAAATGATGGATAAGTACGATGAGGATGCTGAAAATTTAATGGGTACACAAATGCAAAAAAGAAGGCGTCAAATGGCTTTTGTAGATAAATTAAATAAGGATTTGGTAAAAAAACAAGAAGAAATATCCGCTGAATTAAATGAAATAAAAAGAAATGAATTAAAAGAAGAATACAATATTATAGAAGACAATATTAATTTAAGAATGGCTCAAGTTGTTAAAATTGATAAAGAAAAGGCTCGAATAAAACACATATTAGCGGTAGCAAACTTAAAGCAAGACAAACAAGATTTTGACGACGCAAAAGCTATTGTTGAAAAAGAAGGTGATTTTAATGTTTCAACTTTAGCAAAAGCTTTAGAATATTTAAAAACAGTAAGACAGGGGTTAAATCCCGTAGGTATTATTGGAGAAGCTATTTTTGGTGAAACAAGTGAAGAACAATTTGATACTTTTTTTAATAACCTTTCGGGAGGTATGCAAGACCTTATTAGGAAAGCAGAACAATTAGCGGTTACACAAGAATTAGCAGAGCCAGGTGGTATTAATAGAAAATTTGATGATGATTCTGAAACTGATAAATCCAAAAAAACTGCAAAAAAAGCAAAAGATTATATTTTAAGTTTAGAAAAAGCTATACTATTAACTAAGCAACAAATAAAAGTAAATAAAATATTATTAGACAATGAACTAACGGGTTCAATTGTTAGGGAAACTGCTCTAAAAAATCTTATTGAAGATAGAAAAGCTTTAGTAAAGTTAGAAATGATTCAAGCGGGGATTAAGGCAAAAGAAAAAATGACTGATGAATTAGCTACTTGGGAAAAATCAAATTCAAGATTTGATGATGTTGAGGAGGGTGATGTTAATTATAGTGTTAAGTTAGAACAACTTGCAAACTTTAAAATAGCACAAAAAAATATATCAAAAAAATACAATGATGAACTTGAAGCTATTGAACAAACATATCAAAATAAATTATTAGATATAGACAATGATAAAGGAGTTATTCAAATTAATAACGCTAAAGCTCTTGGTAAAATAGAACTTGACCAAATAAAGCTTGACAATCAAGAAAAGGTTGTTGCAATAGAGAATAGAAGAAAAGAAATAGCCGAGGGTAGTAAAGAAGATATTAAATTACAACAAGAATTATTAGTTTTAAAAACGGAATTGGCAAATGCTGAAATTGATAATCAAATTAGAATTTTAAAAGCAATTCAAGAAGTCCAACGTGCGAATAAGAATTTTGACGCTGTTGATTCAATTCAAAAACAAATAAAAGCTTTAGGTGGTATGAAACAAGACCCTGGCTCTATAAGACCTAAAGAGGATTTAGAGTATTGGGCGAAAAAAGGTCAAGAGGTAATGAATGCTATTGGCGATTTAGGTGATGCTGTATTTGAACGTAGGATTGATAACATTCAAAAAGAAATAGATGCGGAAACCGAAAAGTATGATAGATTATTAGAACTTGCTAAAGATGATGAGGAAGAAACAAAAATAATTGAAAGAAATAAAGCTTTAAGATTAGAGGAATTAGAAAGAAAAAAGAAAAGAGAACAAGTTAAACAAGCTAAGTTTCAAAAAGCTCTAGCTGTACAAAACGCAATAATAAATACATCTTTAGCTGTATCATCTGCTCTTACGGCGGGTCCAGGTACTGGTTTAGCACTCGCGGTAATTACCGCTGCAATAGGAGCTCTTGAAGTAGCCACAATACTTGCAACACCTATACCAAGTTTTGCAACGGGTGGTGTAATGGGTCACGATGGTCTTGCGTTAATAAATGATGGTGGCAATAAGGAATATATCGAAAGAAATGGTAGTATATTATCAACGGATAATGCAAACGCTTTTGTTAATCTACAGAAAGGTGATATAATACATAAAGATTATGACGATATGATGAAAAAGTCTATGTTAATGAATTTATACACGGGTGGCGCAATTATTGAAAATGATGCTAATTACGATGGTATAGAAAAGGCAATAGATAAGGGTTTTAAACGTGCAAAGATAAATAACAATGTTTCGGTACTAAACCAACAAAATAGTTATAAGGAACAATCATCAACTTGGAATTAGATGTCAGATACTAGAAATGAAAATAGTGATTACGTAAGATTTGTATTGCAATACGAAAATCAAGAAACATTGGTCTTAGATAAAAGTCCAGGTGGTTGGGATGAGGATTCTTTAGAAATTGTAAGAAATACAAAATATCACGGTATTACAACGCAATTCACTAATGCGCTTAAATTTACAAGAGAATCAAAAGACTTTATAAATAGTTCTTATGAAAAGGGTGGTTTGAATACTAATATGTATTTAATAAAATATACATTACGTAAAAACAAAGTTTACAACACAAGTCAATATACATCTGATATAAATGATATTGCTTGGGAAGAAAGGTATAGGGGTTTAGCTGATTTTAACACATTAAAAGAAAAAGATGGTATTGTTGAAATAAATTTTAAATCGGATGAATTAGAGGATGTTTTAAAATCACACGAAAGTGACGAATTTGAATTAAATAGAAAAGAAAGTATTGGTTATTCTGGGTTTAGTCTAGATGGAGATTTAAGTTTTTTTGGTCAACAAGAAATGACAATAAAAGGTCGGGATATAAGCGCAAATGGTAAAAGTGTTAATTTAAATTCTTCGGAAGAAGCATTGCTATATCCAAATGATACAAATGGGAGTAGGTATGATAGAAGATGGTCAATACCAACACAATTTGTGACAAAAGGATTTAAAAGGCACGTTGAGATTAATGATGTTGTATATGATTTTTCAGATAAATTAGGAGTACAATCAACTTTTTTTTATAACGATTCATTAGATAGATTATTGTTTGCAACAACAACACTAAAAATAACTATTGATAACTTACAATTTGATTTTATAAATAATTCATTCCCATACGCATTATCAGACCAAAACTTATATCTTATTGTTCAAAGATGGAAATTTGATGAATCAAATAATGAATACGTTAAAGATGGTGCTTTTAACGTAAACAACACAAGTTATGCTATGCAATCACCTATTAATGATTATAAGGAAATTAACCTTACGGCATTAGACGAAAATGATTACAAAACCGCTTGGTCTTTAGAATTTGTAATGACACGCAAAGATAACAATACTTATGGCGGAGCAGTTCCTTTACTTAGGTATCAATTACCCTCTAATGGATATAAAATAGAGCTTGAAAATATAGATTATTATCAAGATTATGGAACAAAATATAGATTTTCACATTTAAATGACATAGGCTCAAGGTTGTTAGAAATAATGACTGGTCAAAAACAAAAGTTTTATTCTAAGTTTTTAGGAAGAAACATAGATAATTATCCAACTCCAACTACGGGAGTTACTCCTATTTACCAAGATTACAATTACAAGGTAACGGGTGAAGCTGGTAATACGGGCGTAATTCACGGTTTTGCTTTAAGAAATTTTAACGAAAGTAATTTATTATATAAATCAATAACAACAAGTTTTAAGGATTACATTAAATCATTACAATCAATATTTAATGTAGGATTAGGAATTGAATCCTCCCAATACGGACAAAGAGTAAGGGTTGAGGAATTAAAGTATTTTTATCAAGATTCTGTATCCGTTAAACTACCAAATCAAATAACTAATGTGTCAAGAGTTATAGAGCCTAAAATGTTTATTTCATCAGCAACAATAGGCGCAACAAAGGGTGGTAATTATGAATTAGGAATAGGTTTAGATGAGCCTAATATTAAAGCTAAATACACATTACCTTTAATGAAAACCGACAATAAATATGACAAAGAATCAAAATATAGGAGTGATGATATTGGAATGGAGGAATTACGGAGAAAACTTTGGTGGTTAAATGAACAAGAGGATAGTAGTGGGGACAATAATCTTTGGTTGTTAGATTTAAAAACACCTACTCTTGATAATAATTATATATATGAACAATTAGATTGGCAAGATGTTTTAGCACAAGCACCAACGGGAATAAGCAACCCAGATAGTTATAGAAGTTGGAGGTTTACACCTAAACGTTGCTTAAAACGTCACGAATGGGTTTTACGAGCGGGACTTGAACACGATGTATATATGAGTAATAAAGTGTCTTTAGCGTCAACTAATTCTAACATTAATTTATCTACACAATACATTGGGGAATCACAAGCAGTTTCAGAAAAAGAACCTATTATTGTTAGGAATATGGAAAGAGCAAGGTTGTTACCCGAAACAATTAAATTTACACACCCTATTGATGATAACTTACTTAATTTAATATTAGGTAAAAAAAGAGTTTTTATTGGTGGGGAAATGGAAGATGTTCCTAATTGGTATTTTAAGTTTGAATGGACAAATGAAAAAGGTAAACTTGAAACGGGTTATTTAAAATCGTTTAAACCAAAGAATGATGAGTTTGAGTTTTATAAAGCTAACGAAAAAATAATATTTAATTAAAATAATAATATAAAGTATGTCATTATCAATAAAGGCACAAATAGTTATAACATTCACAAGGGATGCGCTAAACGGAGAAACAATTTCATTTAATAGAACCAATTCTGGTTTAACCGCTAACATACCTATGACATCAACTTTTGTTAGCACAACAAGAAAAACAAACGGACAAATACCTTTATCAGCTAATACGGGAACAGACGGTGAGGCGGAGGCTATATCTTATCAAAAATATTTTGACATAGATTTTAATCAAGGTGGATTAATGACCTTAACAAGGAATTTAAATGTAATTACTATTGATATTAATGTTCCTTGGAACTTTACGGACATTACAACTACGGTAGGCGCTACAAATACTAAAAGTGATTACACACCAGATACTTTTCAATTAGACACAGCATCACTTTCCGTAAACCCTACAACACCTTGTTCTAAAGTAGATATTTATGTCTTAATGCAAACACAAGCTGATAGTTATAGTTTATCTTATGGTACGGGTCTTGCACCCGAAACGGATGTAATACCCGTTACTACACTTGGATTTACAGTGCCTATACAAAGGACTTTGCCAACAAAAATTTTAGTAAATAAAGCGGGTAGTAGAAGTATAAATATTTCTTTAGAACAATGGAATGAAAATTATTTTTATTTTAATAAAATTAGTGATGAAAATGTTAATATTCAAATAACACCAAATGCTTTTAGTGGGGCAACCATTATTGTTTACGTTGATTATTTAAATCAATTAACACGAAGACCAGATTTAGGAACTTTGCAATATAGTTTAGATGGGGTTACATATTCAACTTCATTTGCTTGGGTTGGTCAAACGGGTGGTAATTACACGGTTTATATAAAAGATTCTTTTAATTGTATTTACCAAAAAGACTTTGTAGTACCTACAACTATTGAGGATAGAATTCCATTTTTTGAAATATCTGAACGAAATAGTTTATCTTTTTCTAAAAACGAAACTTGGAATGGTTTGCAAGGTGGAATACATAAAAACGAAAACAATGTTTTAGCTCTTACGGGTGTTCAAAATATTTTATATGACGAAAGGGTAATTCTTAGAAGTTCGGATAATATTAGAATACAATTTAAATCTAATTACACAAATCATAATGTATATGTTTTGGATTGTGAGGATTCTGGAACTAGCTATACTCCTGTAATATCTAAAATGTCAAATAATTTAGATAAATTTGAATCCTTAGACTGTGAATTAGTTAGCATTGATTATTCTAATTCTAGGGCTGGTATATATTTTGATAGCGGTAATAGATATGATATAAACGGGGTTGATATAGGGAATTATGAGTTAAATGGAAACTTACCCGATTCGGCTATAATAGGTAACTATATTGATTTAGGTATTACTTATGGAGTTAGAGAAGTTGTTGATTTAATATATGATAGTTCATTAAACAAAAGATTAATTGTATTTAATATGCAAGTAACAAATACAAGTCCAGTTTCTATTGTAATGAAAGCTTATTATGATTTGTTGCCGTTTGAGGTTTATGAGTTTGATTTAGATATTGGTACACCTGTTTTAAAACCACAAGATAATTCGTTTAGAGTAAGAATACAATGTTTACACAATACATATACCGAACTTAACTATTATTCCGAATACGTACACGTAATTGAATCTACCGATACATACGACTTAGATAAATACGTTGCTATTGATTATTACGGAACTAATAATAGAAAAATATTTTATAATTACGGAATTAAGCATTTTATGAGAGCGGAAGTATTGTCTATTAATTCTATAATAGATGACACTAATGAAATTATAAAAGGTGATTTAAGCACATATTTATCCGAGTCTATTTTAAATAAAGGAATAGAAATTAAATTTGCCGAGGTTACTTATAGGGTAATGATGAAATTATCTTTAGCTTTGTCAAGTGAAAACTTATTTATTAATGGTTTAGGATATGTTAAAAAGGAAAGTTTAACTATTGAATCAATTCCGAATACAAATCTATACCTTGTTAATTGCTTATTACTAAGCACTAATAAAAACTTTAATATTGAGGCTAATGACCAATATGGGGATAGCGAGGGATATAGCACATCTTATATACCTAAGATATTAGGTGCAAATAATACAAACATTAAAATATAAACAATGAGTGATAGAATAAATGAACAAGTAAAGCAAAACGCTGCGTCTATACAAGCTATAATTGATAATGCAAAAGATTTAAATGAATTAGCAACAATTACTGGAAACCCTGTTTCCGCTGATTTGTTTCTTATACGAATTGCATCAACGGGTCAAAGTGTAAGTATTACTTATGCGGAATTACTTTCTTTGTTTAGTTCAGGGGTGGCAAGTACCTTTTTAGATTTAACCGATACACCCGCAAATT